AGTTTGTGCTACTGTTGCTGTTGTTATTGCCATTGTTTAATCCTTAAAAAATAATACCGTAAACGATTGCTTTTGATTTAGACACAAGTTCATCAGCAGTCGAGCTCGTTTTAAAATATAAACCAGTTCCGCCGGAACCTTCTGCCTTATGATAAATTAGATTGTAACCTGCTTGAGCAGAAGGGTCAGAACCCAACTGATCTAACGCAAGTTCTGCGCTTTCAATTTTAACGGTGCCAGACCCATCTGGTGCTAGTACAATATCACCATTTGATGTTGATACAATAGAACGACTGTTAACATCTAAGTCACCGCCTAGTTGTGGCGTTGTATCTTCAACAATGTTTTCAAGGTATGCAACACCCGACGATAGAATATCTTCCCAACTTGCACCGTCTGTAGTTAGTTGCCACATATCAGTAGATTCATTCCAGCGTATCCCAACGTTGTTTGATGATCCTCTGTCTACTGTAATACTTGCTGTTCCAGCAGTAACGCCAGCACCTGATTCACCTTCGTTAAGTAAAATTTCATTGTCAGAAATTGCTAAGTTTGTTTCAGTTACAACAGATTGATCACCTGTAACAATTAAGTCACCATAAATGCGCACCTGTTCTGTGCGAAGAACAATTTCAGAGTATGTACTTCCATCTGGATTTGCGGTTTGAATCTCGTAATCACCGAGAACACGTTTTACTGTAGTAGGCATATCTTGATCCTTTTATTAGTACTATTTATACTGATTTTGAAACTGCTCTTTTGACATTTCAGTCAAATTCGTAACTTTTGCAAATTTTTCTGCAAATTGTTGACTATGGCGTGTTACAACTCTATAAAATTGTATATTTGGGTTTTCGTTCATTATTTGAATGATCTGATTTAACCAATTACCTCCAAACGTTGCACCATCTGTTGATTTTTTATAATGTGGTGAATCGGCATACACGTTATTAAATCGTTGATCAATACTGCCTAAATCAAATCCTAATAAAAAAATAGTCGTGTGTTCGTCTTGACATGCAATGTTTAGTGCGTTTGGTCCTGAGCTCATCCCTTTATATTTTGGATCTAATTTAATTGATGCAGAGTTAGCAAACGGCTTTCGTGTATAATGTTTGCGCCCTGTTGGCCACCCTGATTCTTGTATTTCTCGACTGATCCCTGGATCGGTTGATACTAATACATCTGGTTCAAATTCTCGATACAATGCATTGCAGCCGTAGATCTTGCCATGCTTTTTTAATGCATACAAATCAATGCCTTTGCGGCTAATTCCATTTCCAAGTACAAATGCAGTCATTAAAAAACCCTCTTAACGTATGTATCGCTAAGAGGGTTGAGATTAACTAAAAGTTAAATTAACTATTAACCCCAAGTTTCATCGTTATCTACTTGAACGATTTCAACATATAGGTCCTTGGTACCAGACTTAATAGTTTCAGCTTGTGTACCAACTGCTGAGTCAGCAAAGTCAGTGAATGATAATGCACGTTGTACACCATCAAAACCTACGCCCCACTTATTGCTAATGCGTGCTAGACGAATTTCGCCTGAGTCAGTTTCAATAACAGTTACAGTCATTGTATCTGCTGTTAGGCTTGAATCAGCTAAGTCGCTTAGTGTGCAGACACCAACACGTACTGCTGTACCAGTACCTGTACCAGCACCTTGTGCAGTAAAGATTGTACCAGCAGCAAACGATGCGTCAGCGCCAATTGCTTGGAAATCAGTAGTACCTGCAGAAAGAATCATGTATTCTTGATCTGTTACAAATGAACCAGCACTTACGCTAGTAGCATCAGTTACTAAGAATTTTTTAGCACCTTTTTGGCGGATGATATAACCATCTGCTTCTGAGTTAGATCCAATTTTAACGCGAGTTTTGATTTGCGCACCAGTTAAGCTAGTGTTACCACCAACAACACCGATGTTATATAGGTCTTGCCAAGGATATCCAGTATCAACTGTATTTGTTTTTTGTGTTTTTAATGCTCTTGCCATTTGTTTTCTCCTTAATGTGACGTTCTAGGCCCTACGCAGTGGCAAAACTGCATAAGTTCTTACGAACATTACTATTTATTTAATATCTTGATTACGAAACTCTCGCTGCCTTTGTTCTATCCACTTTTTATGTATTGTAACAGCAAATTCTTTATTTGGAAATGTGATTTCTAGCTTTTCTTCAAGTTCGTTGATAAACGCTTCTGCTTTGCTAATATCAAACATATCATCTGAGAGTACAGTTTCCCATCTTCCGGTATAAATTTTTGATAGGAAATTTGATTTATATATCTTTTTAATGTCTTCAATTATATGGACAGGCTCTACTAAGTTGTTATAACTGAGAAATCTGTGACATGCTACACTATCATTAGAATTTGGCATGCCAATTACTAAAAAAATACAGTTGTATTCTGCTACTAATCTTTCAATATCATCATCATCTGCAGACCCAAAGTGATTTAGGAATATTGATATGTCAGAATCTTTTGGTTTGCCATGGTTATTAAAATGCGCATGATTAGATTCATTAAAGTATTTGTCAAAATTAACTTCAAATTCATATTGCCCTGATAGACTGATAACATTTGCTAAATGATTTCCACCTAAGCCAGGTGGAAACATAATAATCAATGGGCTTGCCGAGTTCATATGTGTTACTTATTTCCATAGTTCAAGGCAAAAAAATACCTGCCGGAGCAGGTATTTTTATTATGGTTTGTGTTTAAAAACCGATCTTATGAGAAAGACAAGTTAGAAACAGCAATTTCACCCACGTAGTCGCCAGCGTTACCTAGAGACGAAGCAGTATTAGTTAATTCAACATAACCATAACGTGTCATGAAGCTAACTACTGGTTCGAATGTTTGTGGATCTAGTACAACGCCAGAGCTCATTAGAGGTACATATGGGCAGTAGAACGCAGCAGCGTCTGCTTCTGAAGAACCCTTGTAACCAACTAGTACTGCTTGTGTGTCAGCAGCGTAGCTGTCTACGTATACCTTCATTGCGCTGTTTAAAGTACCAACCATCTTGGTGTTAGTTGGAGCTTCAAAAGTGCCTTCAGTTGTACGAGCAAATGCTGAAGTTGTAGCTGACTGTAGAACAGTTAGCGCGGCTGGACTAACAACTGCCCAGTTACCTGCGCCACGACGTGTACGTTGTGCGATTAGGTTAGCTGTACGGTTGATTAGAACTGCTAGTGCAGCGTGTTCATCACCTACGAATGTAGCAGTACCAGAAACGGTTGCTTGGTTGTAAGTGAATTCAGTGCTTGCTAGTGAACGTAGAGAGTATAGGATCTCTTGGTCAATTTCAGCAGTGATTTCTTGTGCTAGAGCAGCCATGATTTCTGCTTCAACGTCAATACCATGCATAGCTTGTGCGTCTTGAGCAGCTTCAAAAGTCCAGCGAGCTTGTAGCTTACGAGTCTTCGCTTCTACAACTTGCTTTAAGATTTGAACGCTGATGTTACGACCACCTGCACCTTCTAGAGCAGATGTAGCAGCACCTTGGTAGCTAGCTTGTGTAGCACCAGTACCAGCAGAGTATGCAGTAGCAATCTTGAATGGGCTTAGTGCTTCTTCGCCAGCTACTGTATCGGTGTTAACTGCTGATGTATCGTTCATTGTAGTACCATAACGTACACGTAAAGTGTGGATTTGGCCTACTGGACCAGTCATTGGCTGAACACCAACGATTTCGTTAGCGATAACGGTTGGCATTACGCGACGAATTACTGGTAAAATTACACGGTTAAGTGTAGCAACGTTACCACTCATGGTAGTACCAGCTGATGATTCAACTAAGTGACCACGGGTGTTTTCTAGTACCGCTGCCATTGTGTTGCGGCGAGAACCTTGTAGGCCTTCTAGTAGGGCTTCTTTGGTCTCGCTCCAACGGCTTTCTAATAGTTCTTGTGACATTTTATATAATCTCCAAATTGCAACTTAGATTAAAGCCCCGCCAACTTTTTAATGCTGATGATGTTGTCATCTTGTGCAACTTCAGCTTTTGTTGTAACGGTTTTATCGCCAGTAACTGCTTTCTTAGATTCAGCTAACACAGCCTTTTCAGACTTAGCAGCTTTACCTTCAGCAAGCACTGCTGGCAAATACTTTTCAAATGCAGACTGTAAGCGACTGGTCTGCACATTTTCTAGAAGGCTCTTCATAACGCCTGCTTTACTTTCGTTTAGCGGAGTTAGTAGTTCTTCCATAATACGAGCACGTTCATTAGATTCCTTAATGATACGTACTTCGCGATCCTTTGATTCAACTAGCTTTTTAGCTCTAGTTGTCATTTCAACGGCTTCAGCTAACTTCTTGTCTTTCTCAGCAACGATATCGTGTAGCTTGCGGATTTCAGCATTCTCATTTAAGTGAGTTGTACCAAATTCAGCAGCAAACGCTTCGAAAATACGACGACCAAAGTTGTTCTCACGAGCAACTTTAATGTCTTCGTGTAGAGCAGACAGTTCAGTTGATAGATGCTTGGCCACTACGCCCTTGACCTTAGCAGCAGATTCAGCAACAAAATTCTTCTTCAGATTTTCTAGCTTCTCTTTTGCTTCAGCAACTAGACGTACTTTTGACTCAACTAGGTCACGCTTGTCTTGAGCAAATTCATTGATTTCCTTAGCTAGAGCCTTCATTACAAAGTTCTCTAGTTTAGCAAAACCTTCAGATTGGATTGCTCTATCCTTACGTAATTCGCTAATTTCTTCAGCTAACTTAGTAACCATAAAGTCATTAAAACGACCAGCTGATTCCTTCATTTTGCTATTGAAATTAACGCGATCTTCAGCTAAAGCAGCTTTTTCTTCTGCTAGAGCTTCAATCTCACTAGTTAGGCCTTCGGTTACCATGCGATCTAATGCTTCAACCATTACGCTTTTATCGTGTTCGTAACGCTGTGCGAACTCTTCGCGTAGCTCTGCACGGACTTCTTCACGAGCTTCGTTGATTTTCTGTTCCCACGCTTCGTTGAGTTCAGTACCAACTTCTTCGCTAATTAAGCCGCTTTCAAGCAATGGTTTGATTGCATCAAGCATCTTGTAGTCTCCTAACGTAATTTGAGTTCGTTAATTAATTTAACGATCTCGCTTTTTAAATACTTCTGTACTTTATTGTCAACACCTGCTTCTTTTGCCATTTCATGCAATCTATGACCATGATTCATATTCATTAGTCCTTCATAAATTGCTGTAGGATAAGCATTAGGAGCAGAAGGCTGAGCAACAACGTCAACAGTAACGATTTCAAAGTCACTTACATGACCATTGCCTTCGTTAACATTGCCGCTACCGCGCGATGAAACACCTAGTTTAACGCCGCTTTGCAGCATTGTTTCAACTAGTTTGCCCATCGGGGTTGGTAAAATTTTAAGTTTACCATAACCATTTGGACCATCCATCCACATTTCAGTAATCATGTGAGATACACGGTCCAAATTAATTTTTAAATCATCTGGGTGATCTACTTCACCAAGCACACTATATCCACCTGAAATTTGTTCATTTAAAGTCGATACGGCTTTTTCAATTTCATTTACAGGATAGACACGTTGATTGGCATTCTTTACACCACCTTGAATACAGATGCCCT